TATCTCCAACAGCAAAACCGGTACCACCTGTTGATGTTACAGCATTTACTGATCCTGAAATATTTCCTACAGCCAATTGTGCACCACTGCCTGCCACATTTGCAAAATTCACTTTCAAACTTGGTGCAGTTGGAGTATGAGCATTTAAAGTTAAAATATGTGTACCCCATGTTGTTGGATCCATAACTACTGCACCACTGCCGTCATATGTTTTATGTAATATGACTTCTTTTATTTCTCCAATGTCAATTGCTGTTCCGCTGACAGTAACTTTCATAGCAGTATTGGCATCACCGTTTGAAATAACATTGTCAATATTGGTTCCAGTATCAAATAGTTTGTACACGTTCCAATCTTTTCCGCCTTTGACATCTTTGGCTACCCAAGCTGTTGACCCTATTGCAACATTGCTTGTTTGTGAACCATATACATTATCTAACGAAGTTGAATTATATGCTTGATATGTTGAATCCAACCAATGTACATATCCAGCTGTTGGTATCGATGATGTAACTGTTGATGTTGTCGGCCATAGATTAGCTAAAGTTTTTTCACCATGTGGTTTTTTTAACCAGCGTGTAGTATCATCTATGTCAATTGTAATTGTTTCATCAGTTGTGATATCATAACCAGTGGTTGCTGTATCATCCGAAGGTAATACAAATTCAAACATTAAAGGATCAGTTATAATATCTTGAGCTCTTAATCTTAATTCAATTTGCTGATTAAAGTTTGTTGAACCAAAGTCACCAACTTTAAAAGCCCACTCTTCGTAAGTGTTGAATGTTTGATCAGTGCTTACTGTTGTTGAACGTAACAATCTATCGATAGCATTTGTTGTACCTTTTTGTTTGACCATACCTTGATATAGTTTAACTTGATTACGTTTTGATACACCTAAGTTTGATAGATACTCTCGTTCTTGATATCCTATCAAATGCATAGCCGCATTTCTAAAATCAGTATCAACTTTTTCAGCATCCACATTATAGAAATCCAATGTGTCTTTTACAGATTTTTCAAAATTATTTACTAGTGTTGTGTTGTTGACAATAAATCCATCTGCTTCTAACTTACCATTCCAGTTAGCAGTTCTCACAGTTGATAACTTAACACGTGGTTGTCTTTGTGCTAATAGTGTGTTGTATATTGTATCATTGAATATTGTTGAGTTTTCTAATGTTATCGAATGTTCTGTTTCTTTTACAAACAATCTCAATCCGTATATGCCCACTCCATTTTTGTGAGATACAGTAACCATATCATTGTCTCTTGTTACAGCCAACTGTTTGGCAATTAGTCCAAATCCTTCTTTGTTTAATGCACTGTAGGTTCCATTCACAACATCAACTAAACTTTGTACTGTACCAGACTTTGGTGTAAATTTAATTTCCTGTGCCGAAGGACTTAATGTAACATAATCGCCAACTTGCCATTTACCTAGACTCCAAAATAAAAATTCTTTTGCTGAATAATCCCAATTCATAGCTTCACCAATATCAACATTATGATTATCAAATAGCCATCCTTTGGTTTCTAAGTAAATTCCATATCCTACAATTACATCATAAACTTCTTGTCTTGTTTTTAACACAGTTCCATAATCAATATTTTCAGTTTGGCTAAAATCAAATTGCAAACTGTGTTCAACTTCGGTTCCGCCTATCTGTGGTAGTTTTTTAATTTTTTTCCAATATTGAGTACTTGGATTTTCTTCTATAGTTGATGAAACATGTGGAACTGTGCATTGCCAAAAATCATTTCTATATCTTACAATTTCGTCTTTGTGATATGTTGTTCCAGGTTTGTATTCAACTGGAGATATATCTTTACCACCGACTCTTACTGTCCGAGTAGCAGTATTTGATAATGGACGATAAATTGTAAAGTATGGGTCAGTAATATTATATCCATAAACTTTAAATCCTCCGTCGACTATTTGAACAATACAAGCACTGTAAGAACATTCTTCTACACTAGCACCAGTATATAAATTGACATTTATATCTTCCGGTGGAATTATAATGCTTGTGCTTTTACTTGTTGAGTCGTATGCTTCAGATTCGATCTTTAATTTTGATGCATCAATAAATCCTGCACATCTATACATCAAGTTTGGTTGTATATTTCTTATAACATCACCAAAAGTAGATTTTACTGTGCCGCCTTGATTTATAATATAATCTGATATGAAATTTTGTATACCCAATCTTAAATATCTTATACCAGCAGTATCTGTTTCTGTATGCACATAATAGCCTGCATTAACAAAACGTTTCCCAGTTGTTTTATCTATTGTTTGTGTTCTATCACTTTTTGATTTTATTATATTGCTAACGTTCCATAACTTTTCAATATACAATCCTGGATTTGTAAGATATAAAAGTTTTTGTATAGCAAAAGGAAATTCTATGGATCTTAAAAAAGCATGTTCTACTGGAGCACCGTCTCCGAACGTCCAGTCGCTTTGTGCATCTATTTCATTTGGATCCGATGAAATAATTCCTGTTTGTAAAGGGCTTAATAAATTACCGTTTAAGTCAACCGGAACGTAAGAACTAAAGCCTGGTTTTTTAAATGGGTTATCTGCATCTAAATATGATCTATTAGAATAATTTTCTCTCACACCAGATCTAATAATTCCTTGTTCAATATCTGATATCAATTGAGCTCTTACTGACGGAGCGGTCCAAGTATAATATTGATCCCACCAAATTGGTTTTTGTGAAAATCCTAACATTTCCCATGGATGTGTATGAGGACGATCAGTTCCGTAGTACCAATTATAAATACCTCTCCAGTGTCCTGGTAATGATTGTCCATCTTGATCTTTTAATGATGAATAATTAAGTACTCTCCAATCAACATTAATTGTTTTTGTTTCTCTTCCTGAGCCGCTTGTTAAACCAAGTAACACTTCATTAATTTGAAATTTACCTGTCAAACTATCAACGACAATCGTGTTCGTGTCTGCACTCACACTTGTAACTTTTCCTCTAGTACCAGATGTTACTCCAAAAATTTCTTCTCCTACAGTAAACTTTTGATCATCTTGCTCAGTGACATAACTTGATGTCGAATAATCTGTTACAAGATAATTTTTATTTGCATCAAGAGTTATGGTTACAGCATATCCGATATTTTCTTGATAGTTAACTGCATTTTCATTTGACCATCTTGTAAATATAGGACGTAATAAATCATTAATTTCAGTTCTAGACCAGCTGGTTGAATTAAACTTATTTGGTATAATTTCATTTTGTTCATACAATGGCAATCTATCTTGATCTGAAATTATGTGACTCATAGAATTGTAAATTCTTTTCTCTAATTCTAATAATGCAGTATCTCTCAAATCATTATATTTTAAAATTAATGATCCATCATGACATTGAATAAAATTTCTTGTTCCGCTTGAATAAGTTGTTGAGTCAGTAATGTTTCCTGGTTGATACATTTTGCCAACACCCAATGCCGCTGGTGTATATGGAATCCATGTTGGCTGTATAGTTTCATAATAACGTATTGTGATTACATCATTAATTTGTGGCTTGTCGGATACCTTTCCTAAAAATACAATTTTTGTTCCTTTTGATGATTGGTCAACAATATACTCATGATTAACTAACATTTGCACATTATTTTTGTATACGTATAATGCCTTTGTACTAAAATCTGTATCTGGATCGAATGCACTTGATATTAACAATCCAGGTTCTAAATTAAATACTTCTTGGGTAACTGCATTTATGTTTAAAAATGTACTTTGTGTACCCCAAGTTCTATTTGTCGCTGTTATGGTGTGTGACTCAGATGTAAATCTATCTCCACTTGCTATCAAATTTGAATATGTAAATGGATCTGAATTTGTTTTAGTTATATTGATTTTTGAAATTGCTTGGTCAACAATTTGTGCTATAGTTAATGATGATGTATCACTTGCATTTTGAATATTGTTAACTGCATTTAAAAATTTTAATTGAAACTCTTGATATCTATTTTTTGTGAATCGCAATGCTTCCGGCAAATCCAAATTTGGATTATTTGTAATTGCCATTGTTTTAAGTAAAGGAGCATCATGTTGCAATATAACATTTCCTAAACTTAAATCTTTCGCAGTATCTCTATAATTATTATTTCCGTTTACAGAACCAGTAAATCCTGATTGATTCTGTACAATTGATTTAAAGTGTTGAAACAATTCACTGTAGGTTGTTACACTAACATTATCATTTGGTGCATTGTTTTCTAAATTTTTTGGAATCTCATAATAGTTTACTGATCTAACTGGATTTGGATCATTTGTTTTATAAAATAATTTAATGAAATCTCCATTTACTAAATCGGTTGTAAAATTAATAATAACACTATCAGTAACTGTAAAGTCTGTTCCAAATACTTGTTTGTTCCCATTTTTGAAAATTTCAACATCTAATATCGACGTAGGTATAACTTCAAGAACAACTTTATCAGTTAAGTTTTTGTTGCTAACTGTATGTTCTTGAATCATACATTGTGCTAATTTGTTGGAAGGATCATTTATCCATTCATTATAATAATTTGTTTCGGTTGCATCACTTAAAGCACTAACTGGATTATCTATAATAACAAACTTACTGCCCATCTTATTATGATTACCACAATGATAATACAATGTGTCTGGTGCATTTGATGGAACTTTAAATGTTAATACAGATGATGTGCCACCATAATATGCTCTTGATCCTGCAACTCCTCCAGTGTATTCGTTAGTGTAAGCACCTTGTGACCATGCTGTACCTGTTGAAATATAAAACGGATGATCAGCATTTGAATATCCAATTGTAGATGATTCCGGAGAACTAAATTTAAAATTATAAGTATTACCTCTAATTAAAATTAAAGAAGGTGCTTCTTTATTGTTGATGTAATAGATATTTTTAGTTCGATCAGTTTGCTTAGGATTTACGTTTACTTCATAGTCAACTGTTTTAGCAACTGTTTCTGGATATGTAAACTGTTTGTAATATTTGTAACCACTAATAGTATCACTGCCATAAGTGTAAGTATCTTCATTTAAAAAGTTGCAAAATTGTATATCACTTTTATCAACACCTGATGAAAATGACAATGGAAATCCTAGTTCGATGTCATTAGTACCTGTGCCAACTTTGTAACCAAATATTTTTGATCCTGCAAAATTAGATGATGAATATTTTCCTACGTCACTTAACAATACTTTATCATTGTCATACAAATTATATAAAGGTGGTTGATTTGATGCTGTTTTTGATTGTGTCTGATTCCAATTGTATCCATCGTAATACCATTCTGTACCTTTAAAGGTTGTACCTTCTTTAACATAAATTTTGTCTAATGTATCAACATTTGAAGTTAATTGTGTTAATATTATACTTGTTCCTACACCTGATACTTTCCAAATAGACGCTCCTACGTTAAACTGAGTGTTAGATACGTCCCATCCTTGATCACCACCAGTACCGCCTCCGCCACCTGTAGTAGGATCGGAGTCAATATCATGATCCCACAATACTTGATCACCATCCCATTTAACATAATCATCTTGACTTGTTGCGTTAATGAATAAAATTGTATCTCTGTTTTGAATTGTTCTTCCGTCAATATTTACTGATGCTTGTCCTTCAATTTGTGTTTTTGTTAAAATATTTTCAACTACTGTAACGTCAGTAAGATGATTTTTTCCATAGTCGTATAGTTCGATATCTCTTTTAAATTCAATAATCGGTCTTTGTGCTCTTCTACTTGAAGAACGTTGGAATGCTGTTGTTGCCGAAATAATTTCTACATCCCATGCTAACGTGTCGAAACCTACATCGGTCTCATCCCACGGCTGTGGTGTCTGTGCTTGTGTTGTTATCGAAGGATAATTTTCTAAAGTGTCTTTGTGTACCCAGCCATTAGTTTTTGACCAAAGATTTCCATCTCTGGCACCACGTTCGATTGTAATATAATCTTGTGTGGATTTAGTTGAATCATTGATGTTTCTTAAATTTCTTGTATCAACTAATTTAATTTCTTTACCTACTCCTTCAATAAAATATGTTATTAATTTTCGAGTGTGCGTCGATGCTAGAGCACCACTGGTACCATTTGCTGTTGTGATTGTTGCTGTGCCAGGAGTGTCTCCATCATTTAAAAATGATTCTGTAAGTTCAACTGATGTAATTTCACCACTTCCGCCAATTGCTGTAACTTTACCTACCGTCTTACCTGCAATAACAATTGCATCATTTACTGCATAACCAGTACCAGCTGTTGTGATTGTTAGCGAATCGTTTGTGTAATAAAATTGAAATGATGTACCTGTTATATACGAACCTTCAAAACGAACGTGCAAACCATTTGTAAAAACTGTTCCATCTGGTGCTGTGTATTTTTTCTTGCCTACAATATCTGTTGGTAATGATATCGCAGTTGTTGACGTACCGTTAATTGGTTTTGATGGAATCTCAGTGAATGCACCTCCGGTTTCGATTGACAAGTTGTCTGCATAAGGATACCAATAATAATTTGAATAGTTCAAGTACTTGTCAACATCAATTGGTGGAGCATATGAATAATATGTAGATTCAAACAGTCTCGAATGGTCTTTAACATTTCCCCCATCGAAACGTAATTTGTTTACTAAATCCTCGTATGTTGACTGATAAGAAATTGTTTGGGAGTCTGCATTTCTAACAATGGTTGCAGGTTCAAGTTGATAATTATATCTGTCAACTGTTGGTTCTGGAATATATGAATTTTTTGTAGATTCAAATAATCTACCTTGACGCTGTCCGATGTATCCTTTTTCAAAAACACTATCTTCATTTTTGAACCATTGGTCAACTGTCGAATCAAAAAAGTTTTTTAACTTTGTTGATTGTAGAACATATGGTAATTGTTTTGAGGCTACAAATTGCTCAGCCATTGTCTACGACCCCTTTTTTAAATTTTGATCAGTGAACGAATTTATAATTTCAATATTGTCAACTGTAGCAGTAGAATAAAATAATTCATTTGGTTCAGAAGTGATTTCAAATAAATCACCAAATACTGATTCTGCATCAGTACCAACGATTACAACTGAACTAATTTGTGTTGATAATTGACTATGTATAAACGCACACAATTCTGTATAATAAAAACTTTCACCATATGACCAATTTGTAATTCTAAAAAATGTACCTATTGCAGATAACACTCTAGCTTTAATTTCATTATCGGTCATTGTTGCACCTTGTGCCTTGATAACTTTAAACTTTCCTTGCAATGTTGCATCAGCAGTTGCACCAAATAACTTTTTAAATTTTGCAGGCGTGTAAATGATTTGATCACCTATTGCTTTGTAAGGTTTTAATGATGAAGCAAATAATCCGTTTAAAGTTTCTACGCTTGGTTCTATCGGAAATTCTGATGAAGATTTATTGTTTGCTGACCAAGACAACACATCATTATAGTAATCGCTTGTTAAAACAATTAGTTCTATAATGTTTGAAATACTTGGATCGATTCTTTGATCTCTTGGTGCTGTGTGTTTCCATTGGAAAAATAACGGATCACTTACTCCGCTTGTCGTTCTGTAAGCTCTACCAATGTTTGATCTATAAATTGTTGATCCTATTGTTGCAGTGTATTCGCCTTGCTGACCTGTTGTTGTAACTAATACGCCATCGTTATAAAACTTTTTAGTTGACGTTAAGAATTCAATTCCTGTGTTTGTTAATGTTGTAACAGGAGTAACTGCTGTTGATAATTTATAATATGTATATCCGTCAAACTCGACATAACTTTCAAAGAAAATATAATTTTTAGAAGTAATTGTGTCATAAATTAAATCGTCCATTGCCAAAGGATAATCTGGCATTCCGTCCTCATCTGAATCATAAGGAGCAATCTTAACTTTTCTATTGTCAATGTAACCATCTTGTTCAGTAAAATTATCAATGATCCCTAATCTAATTGGTTCTGGCAATCTACCACCAATCTGTTGTGTATTAATTGTAACTGTTGCACTAGTATATCCAGAACCAGTTTGGACTGGTGTTAGTGCAATTAGTGATCCGTTGTGTACTGTTGCAATCGCTTGAGCACCAGTTCCATCACCAGTAATTGTTACTTCTGGAGCCGCCGAATAGTTTGATCCAACATTTGTAATTGAATAACTTGTAATTGATCCTGTGCTTATTGTTGCTGTCGCTGTAGCACCTGTGCCTTTAGCAATTTTTGTGTTAACGTCTGCTAATATATCAATTCTGTCTTGTACACTCAAACCTGTTTTTGTATCTAGTGTTTTATAATCTTTGACATAAAAAAATCTAACATCGTCAGTTGATTGGAAAACATAATCTAAACCTCTAGCAGTTAAAGTAAATTTAGCAGATGTGTTTGCACCTTTTTCTGTAAACTGTGATTTAATTAACCAACTAGCATCATTGCTTGTTCCTGCAGATCCGCCACTAATTGGATTGTATTGACTTGTGAACTCACTTGCAGTATCTATGTTTGTATTATCAACAATATACCAACCTTCTGATTTAGAAGATGTATCATAAAAGTTGTATCCAATACCAAATGTTGTTAGTGTTGTCGAAGATTGTTCAAGTCGATTTAAAAAACTTGCTCTTTCGGTTGAGGTAAACGTTGTTCTTAGATGTGGAATAACTGTACGAGCAACATATCCTGCTGGTATTGATTCAGTTAACTGAATTGGACCTGTTGCTAAACTAGATGAAAAACTTCCGTTTGATGCTACACTTTTTACCGTTGCCCAAATAATTTTTGTTGGATTACTGTAAGAATTGACAAACTCAACTTTAGAACCTTTTCTAATGTAGCCATGTCTAGTTGTTGATGCTCCTGTAGACACTAAACGATTAGTGTTTGTATCTTCGGTAGTAAAATAACCATAGTAACTTGATGTTGCTGTTGGCCACGTTCTCCAATGTGCAGAACTATTTCCAGTTGCTTCAAATCTAAATGTTTCTCCACCCGTTGATATATGTTGTTCGATATTTTTCTTGTAGGTATCAAAATAAAAGTTTTGCATCTGCGGTAGTTGAATCATTTTTTCCATTTCGTCAACTACTGATACATATGAGCTATTGTCTAAAACTGACATCACTGTTTCTGTCGTGTTCGGTGATTTAAATGCAATACCATCTTCTCCAACACAATTTACGTTTGCTACTGTACCAGTTGGATCTTGTATATCAACAAATCTAGAATGCCCTGCATGTGTTTTGTTTATTGCTTTAATTTTTTGTATACCATCTACTTTGGTTACAGGAAACACACCGTAATCTTCAGCAGTAATCATTCTGTCTTGTGTGTAATATGCCTGTGCTGAATTTCTTTTAATGTCGTCAACTGATTCTCTTGCAGAGGAGTTTGTAATATTGTAATTTAAACTAAATGTCATTGCCAAATCAAATTCTTGGTTTTGTTTATTAATATATCCTAAAGCAATACCTTTATTTTGTATATCTGATGATCCTACTTGTTCGCCTCTTAGCTCACTTGCACGATACCAAATACGATATAAACCCACAGGTATATTACCAAAGTTTCCATCTGAAAATTGTATTCTTATTTGATCATTTAATCTTGTTTGTACTTCAAATATATTTCTTTCACTTAAAGCCAAACTATTGTATATAATATTTTGTCCAGACAATGCTGGAGATTTTTTCCAATCAGATTGTACCAAGCCTGTGGCACTAATTTCTTGTACCCAAACATCTGTATTGTTAATATTGGATACATCAACGTCAACAGTTCTATCTTCAACTGGCTGATCAAAATTAAAATCTTGATATGCAATTGCACCTTCTTTCATGTACATAAAGAAACCGGTGTTGCTACTACCAAAACCTTTCCCATCATTTTTGTAAATTACATTAAATGCGTTTAAAGGATTTGGACTACTTTCTTCAATATAACCTGCTGTATTAAATTGTGCAGGAACTATTTCAAATTGATACGAACGGCTATTTACATTTGCAGTAAATGGATATGCTACTTGAACATTTTTAACATTATTAATATTGTATAAATCATTTGTTAAAGAGCTAATTTTTTTTGATGCACTTGGCTTACCAAATTGGTTTGTTGCTGATAAAGATGCATTTAGCACAGTAATAAATTGTTCATACCAATTTTGATTGTTAGGATCATTCCATCTTACTTCAACATTACTTAAATTATTTCCTGCTGTGTCTGTTACAGGTTCTGATGTTTTAATTGATGTGATCTTTACAAGACCACGTGCAGTTGAATTACGTTTTGGTTTGTAACTCAACATGTTTGCTAATTTTAAAATAGATTCTCTTCTTGATGCTGTGTCGATAAAGTTTTCTCTTGCATTTAGATCAATTCTAAATGATAAACTTTGTCCTAAGTATGCTAACAAATCAATGATGGCAATAAATTCTGATGAGTTGATGTAGTCGTTAAAATCTTCTGGATAGTTTCTTGCAACATAGTTAAGCATTGATGCTCTGATAGTATCAAAGTCATATGATTTAAAATCAGCATCACGGAAAGATCTATAAATTACTTTCCAATCTTCTGCCGCAAATAAATTTGATTGTCTAATTAATTGTCCCATTAGTATCCACCGCCTCCGCCGGAGCCACCGCCTCCACCTGATCCACCTGATCCGCCAGATCCACTTGATCCACTTGATCCACCTGCTGATGGACCATTAATATTAAAACCAATTGACATGCTAGTTGACGTGTTGCTTGGACCAATTGTTAAGTTAACATTTAAAATAATTCCTTGTTCAAAATTTTGTAAGTTAATACTGTCGAGAGTCACCCTTGGATCTTGTTCAATGATCTCTCTAGCATCTGCTTCAATAATTTGTTTATTAGTTTCATCCAAAGGCTCGTATAGGTAATCCCATATGATACTACCAAACTCTGGCATCATAACACGTTCACCTTTAGCAGTCATAAAATGGTTGTAGATATCTTGTTTAATAAGTTCAGCATCATATAATACGCTATTACGAGCATTCGGATTGTTAGAACTAAATCCTCTATAGATTCTTGGAGTTATAATATTACCACTTGCTGAAGGCACGTTTCTTGAGGGAGAGATTACTCGTGCTGTTTGACCTGTAGTACCATTATAATTGGTTGGTGTATTGTATGCCATCTTTATCCTTTAACTGCTACGTTATTAATATTTATGTATAAAGATAACTACGTATATAATAATAAATCATAAATAACTTTGTTATGAAAATTAGAGAAATAGACGAAACGTTTAGTGGATCAATTGCTACCAGCATGGGGAACGGAAATGGCTTTAAATCCGGAGGAATTGGCATGATCAGCAGAAAAAAGAAAAAAGCTAAAACAGAAGATGCACAAATCGGCGGAAAAATTAGCAATACCAACAAAAGATATGGTCCTGTGAAAGGTCCTAAATTTACTGCTGGTGCTGGCATGAAAAATGCTACATATCCACAAAAAACAAAATAGTTTGATTAACTACATATATTACGTAAAATCAATAAATACGTATATATAGGTGCATTAAACAATGAAAAAATATGATCAATATACAGCCGCAGATAGAATAGACGCTCATTTACATGATAACGACATACACTATTTGACTGGAGAGATTGATAACGACAATATCACAGAAACTATCAAATGGATAATGTCAGCAAATCTACATAGAAAACCAAAAAAAACTTTAAAGCTGTATATCAATTCTGTTGGTGGAGATCTATATGAATCATTTGCATTAATCGACGTAATGAAAAACAGCTATCATCATATTAGTACTATCGGCATAGGTGCTGTTATGAGTGCAGGATTATTAGTGTTTGCAAGTGGTAAACAAGGTGAAAGATATATTGGTAAAAACACAGGAATAATGAATCATCAACATTCGGATGCAATGGAATCTAAAATGCATGATATGAGATCACAAATGAAAGAAAATAATAATTGTGAACTACGTTGTTTAAATATATTACGTGAAGCAACAGGATACAGTTTAGCTGATGTCCGTAAAAAACTAAACACACCAAGTGATCAATATTTTACTGCAAAGCAATTGATTGATTTAAAACTAGCCGATCATATCCTATAATTCCTTGATTTAGAAGAAAAAAGGCAGTATAAGTACTAGTATGTCAAACTCGTTCTGTATAATCCCGTGGCTTCAAGCCGCGACTAAACCAAATGGCGATATACGTGTTTGTTGTTTAATGACTAGTGATTCCAGTGGCGGTGCCATTAGAAAAGCAAACGGTGACGCATATAATTTTTCAAAAGACACGATTGACGAAGCAAAGAACGGAGAGTTTGCTAAAGAAATAAGATTGAGTATGCTTAATGGTCAAAAACATCGAGCTTGTCAAGTTTGTTGGAACAAAGAAGATGTTGGAGTAATAAGCAAAAGACAAACTTCTAATAGATGGTATAATTGGTTTAATTTAGAAAAAGCAAAACAAGTAACCAACGAAGATGGATCAACGTCTGCCGAACCAGTATATTGGGATTTGCGTTTTGGTAACTTATGTAATTTAAAATGTGTCATGTGCCATCCTGCATCAAGTTCACAATGGTATGAAGATTACATTTTAGTCGAAGGCGGAAACAGCTATTACGATAACGGTAAAAAAATTACATTAGATAGAAATAAAAAAGGAAGACTTGTAGCAACCAACGGAACATATGATTGGCATGAGAGTGATGACTTTTGGACACACATGGAAGCTAAAATACCTTATCTTAAACAAGTATACCTTGTAGGTGGTGAGCCACTAATGATTGAAAAACATTATGGCTTTTTACAAAAAATAATCGATGCCGGAAAAGCAAAAGAAGTTACACTAGAATATGATACTAACTTAACAGCAGTTCAACCACGAGTAATCGAATTATGGAAACATTTCAAACTAATTTGGATAAGAGGAAGCATCGATGATTATAGTAAACAAAATGATTATATTAGATTCCCAAGCAAATGGTCACAAATAGAAAAAAGCATTGATAAGATTAAACAAGCAGAAATAAAAACTAAATGGGACATCAGTACTACATGGCAATTATATAATGTTTACACTATACATAATTTATGGAAACACTTTAATGATAAATGTGCTACACGTATATTGAACACCCCGAGACACTTAGAAATAAAAATACTACCTAAACATGTAAAAGAAAAAGCAATTAGAATTTTAAAAGATTATCAAAAGGTATGTAAAAATCCAATTAAGGTTAATCCTTATATTGCATATCTAGAAAAACATATGGATTTTGTTGACGAAGAAAAATTAAAACACTTTGCAGAATTTACAACCAAACTTGACAGAGCTAGAAATGTTAGTTTCCAAGAAACATTTCCTGAATTATACGAAGACTTAAAGGAATACTTTGTATGAGTCAATCATATTTAGATCAAAAAAATTTTTGTAGTATGCCTTGGTTTGGTTTAGCAATCGGAGCCAATGGAAATATTAAACCTTGCTGTCAGTACAAAAACGGAGCAGGTAACACACAACAAAATGATGATATTGTAGAAACATACAAAGGTTCTCATATGCAAGAGCTACGCGAACAGTTTTTGAAAGGAAAAAGACCATCGGCTTGTAAATCTTGTTGGGAAAGAGAAGATCAAATAGGAACTAGCAGAAGAATGTGGTTTAAAGAAAAATTTGAAAAATTTATTCCTAAGGATTATAATTTTGATGCAGATGTACAAGAACCGCAATGGATACAAATGGATTTAAACTTTTCAAACGTATGCAATTTAAAATGTAGAATGTGTGGTAGTTGGGCTTCGAATCAATGGTTCGAAGAAGATATAAAACTTGCATCTATATCAAAAGATTTTCAAAAAGAATCTAATCCACATATACAAAAAATAATTCAACACAATAATAGTCATGTTGAGCAATTAGTTAACAATGCTTCGTTAATAAACCGTATTGACTTTAAAGGTGGTGAACCGATGTTAGCTAAAAATCATACAAACTTTTTAGAACTATTGATTTCAAAAGGACATCACAAAAATGTTACATTGCAATACACAACAAATGGAACTGTACAAAATCCAAATATCTTAAATTTATTAAAACAGTTTAAATCAGTTAGAATGGTTTTTAGTATCGAAGGAACAGGAACATTATTTAGATATATACGCGGAGGAGATTATGATTTTGAACATTGTGTTGAAAACTATAGAAAATATTCTGAAATAAAAAATATTCATACAATGTTTAATGTTACAATGCAAACCTATAATGTAACTAGATTAAATGAATTATATAAATGGATACACAGTCAAAAAATGGTTGATCCTAATCAAGCATTTACAACTATATGTAATCAACCAGATTATTTGTCTCCAATCAATATACCAGACCAGTTGAAACAAAAATGTGTTGAAAGTTTAAGTCATATAAAAGATTTTAATCATTTATTATCTAGTATGAAAAGAGCAAAATTTAATAAAGAGAAATGGAATACCTTTTGTAATTTTACAAAAGAATTAGATAACATTCGTAATACAAATATTTTAGATCACTTACCGGAGATGGAACCATGGTTCAAAGATTAGTTGCAGTTGAAGATCTAACACCGGTAAAAGATGATTGGCTGAAAGTCGAATGGAACATTGGACGTAGATGCAATTTTGATTGTAGTTATTGTGATGTGGGTACGCATGATAACAAATCTAAACATGCACCAATTGAAACATTTGAAAAAGCATTTAAGACTTTGTTGGAGTCCACAACAAAGAAAGTAAAAATATCGTGGACAGGTGGAGAGCCGTTTGTACATCCTAAGTTTGTTGAAATAATAGAACGAGGACATGACATGGGCATATGGAGACAAACCGTTGTTACAAATGGCTCACTTCCAACAGAAAAATATATCAGGGCAACAAAAACTTTACATCAAATAACTTTTTCTTATCATTTTGAACATACTGTACATGATAAGATTGTTAATAACATTTTGGCTGTGAACAACGAATACAAAGATAAAGACAAAGGTCAAACAAGAGTGCATATGATGATGTTGCCCGGACATTTCGATAAAGCAAAAGAAATATTAGATATATTAAGAAAAGAAAACATCGAAGTAGTAATGAGAAGAATAAGACCTCAAGTAGGTAAAGATTTAAAAATCATACAACCAGGAAGATCGGGAATGGAAGGTCATACAAGTTATTCTGTTGTTAAACATCGAACAGGAATACAACCTTATTACTCGACAGATGAAATAAAGTTTTTAGAAGGATCAGCATCGTGAAAATATCAAACAAAGCCAACACTATAGCACACTACAAGGATGGAACTTCTAGCGACATAAATCAAAACGAATTACTTGCTAACGAAACTAATAAATTCTTTGGCTGGACTTGTTGGGCAGGTATACAAGAAATTAGTATCGACGCAGATGGTAATGTATGGAACTGTGTCAAAAAAGCAGGACAAAAATTGGGTAACATACATGACGGATTTACTATGCCTACTAAACCAATCACATGTGATAAAATGGAATGTACATGTGCCGCAGACTTGCAGTTGAGTAAGGCAATGCCAGGATACGAAAACAAAGTGAGGGCAGGACAAAAAAATGATTAATGTTATTATATCAGGATGTAGTTTTACCTATAACTCAGAAATGACATGGGCAGGAAAACTGGAGGAGTTATGGAACGTACATAATGTTGCTTCCTGTGCCGCTGGCCAAGATTATATTTCAAGACAAGCAATTAACAAAGCTGAAGAATTAAAAAATGAAAAAAATAGAATAATGATTTGCCAATGGAGTGGTATCCATAGACATGCATTTTTAACTGATCACGATTTTGGATTCAAAGAGGGTTCGCCTTATATGGATAAATCAAAATATGGATATTGGGTAAAAAATGGTGGAAATGGTGTAGATAGTAAGGTATCAGATAACGATTTGGCAGAAAAACACTTGTTCGAACCATACAGAAGAATGTATAATGAAAAGCAAGGTGCTATTGAAAGTTTAGAACATATTGCTAAAACACAATGGTACTGTAAACTGAATAGAATACCGATGCTAAATTTTTGGTGGAAAGATGAATTATCAAACATTGATGTAGATGCATCAATAGTAGATTGGTCAATGTTTTGGTTTCATAAGAAAACCGGAGGCATGGCTGAATGGTGTGTAGATGAAATGTGGGATCCAGGCTTTGCAGAAGGAAATCATCCTACTAAAGAACACCATGACAAGTTTGCTGATGATGTAATTATACCATGGATGGTTAAACAATTGAATATATGATACCTTTAGTAATAAAACAATATATCAAAGAAGAAACCATAAGTCAATTTATTGATGGTGATTTCTATGAGCTTGCCTTTTATGGTAGTGACATGTATGAACCATTCATTGATGCAGATTGTTGGTGGCAAGGTAGTGTACTCAATGATTTAAAATACAAAGATAAAAAACTTGCAATATGTTACATGCGTGAACCTGCGTTTGAACATGATGTTCATGTAGAAAAACAAATTCTGCTTGGTCATGATTTAGTAAACAAACATGATGTTGATCCAAAAAATATTGTTTACTTTTATTCAACTGATCTAGGAAAGCAAACACATAAAGCTATTGTGGAAAAACATAATCTACAAGCACAGCCATTTACTATTATAACATTTCCATACTACGAAGCTGACGCTTACAAAAAAATAATTGAACAACAAATTTGCGATCATGTTACTCCACAACAAGCCAAAACTAAAAATGCTGTAAGAACATTTTTATCACTTAACGGCAAACCAAATAAGTTTATGAGATTAAAACAAGTTGCACTTTATTGGCAACGTAGATTAATGAACAACGGTTTAATTACATTAACGAGAACTATTGAAGATAAAGAACACTTTCCTGAATTAAAAGATTACTATCCATATGTATCAAATATATTAACAGAAAAAGATTTTGAAAAATTTTGTAAGCATTGGCCACATTCGTTAGATAAAGAAAATGTTAAAAAAGGTTTGTATGGAAAACATTTCAGTGGTTACCCATTTGATAAAAAATTATTTCAAGATACTTACATAAGTGTAATATCTGAAACGCATAGTGGTGCACACGATTGTAATAAACAATTTTTTCCAACTGAGAAAACTTATAAGGCAATTATAAATTGTCATCCATTTATAATGCTATCCACACAAAATTACTTACAGCATATACAAGCACAGGGTTACAAAACATTTTCACCTTACATTGATGAATCATACGATCAGGAACCGGATGCATACAAAAGAATGAACTTGGCAATTGATCAAATAGAAAAAGTTTGTAAAGAAGGTGTTCCGGTTGACACATTGCAAACTGCAATATACAACTACGCACATCTACAAAGTCGTGTACAAACACATATAGAATTAGTAAAAGGATTACTGCAATGATATACATAGTTGATATAGATGGAACCATATGCAAAGAAGTATTCCTACCAACTGGTAAAAAAGATTATAAAAATCATAAACCTATGAAAGATCGAATAGAAAAAGTAAACAAAATGTTTGACGAAGGTCATGAAATACATTATTGGACAGCACGTGGTGCCACTAGTGGTATAGATTATACAGAACTAACTGCAAAACAATTAAACGACTGGGGTTGTAGATATACAAGTCTGCGTGTTGGTGATAAGCCACATTATGATATATGGGTCGACGATAAAGCACATAACTCAGAGGAATTTTTTAAGTAATGACAATATTATACAACAGTTATCCTTACTGGAGATATACTCCAAGTAAAAACGGAGAACGTGAGGGATTATTTGTTGGTGATCCATTACCGCTTATGATTGCCCATGCAAATAAGTATCATGATTGTAAAGATAACAACAAGCCTTGTGCATTTGTTATTGAAGAACTTACTGAATCTGATTTGCCTGGTCCGTCATTGGAAGATGATTTACCTGTTTTTGAAATGTTACATAAACGTTTGCATGACAATAATATAGATCAAAATGACGTACACATTATTATGCCAAGCATAAACTTTAACGAACAATATGATCGATGGTGTAAAGATAGCAATCAAAAATATGTAATAAAGAATAGATATACATATCCTTTTTACTTCTTAACATTGCAACGAAAATATGAACGTGTA